CGGCACTGGCATTGATAACATCTATGTGGAACCAGCGATTCAGCAATGACCATTGATTGCGGTCTGGACTGGCTCTACTTATTGTTATATAATCCGGGATCAATGGTGCATTGTCTGATGCATCAAATGCGGCGTCACCAAAAGGTACACTATCAAACGGAACCGGCAGACTTTGTGTATATTCGCCAGGAGTAACAAAATTTTTGACTGCTAACAATTGAATTGCTGTGCCAACACCTTCAACATAATACTCGTTGTTTGTATAACTGGATGGAAAGGTTGACCCACGAAATTGAACTATGAGTCCGTTTGTAAAAACAACTCCATTGGGACTGGTGTAATTTTTTTGTCCTATTATATCTTCGATAAAAATTGTGCTTGCAGCCTCTTGGTCAATCAAGCGAATTTGTCCAAAAATGCCAGGGTCTGTCCCGTCTTGATAATATAGCACACTTCTGATGGCTGTCAATAATGGTACTTGTAAAAATATATCGTCTGACGTTTTATACCATTCAGTGTTTGCATATTGATTGCCAAATAACACACTAAATTTTTCTAATTCAGCAACTGACAAAGCCGGATTCAATTTGATATACTGTTGCCCACCTGCGGATGTGACATATTCAATTTGCCAGATGCTGTAACGTTGTTCCTGGGTCAGTGGCACTGATAATGCAAATGGTGTGCTGTCAAAAGATCCAAGTCCACTCTGAACGTTTCCAGCATTGGGCAACGGATCAAATTGTGACACAATTGACCATCCATCACCGCTGTTGTTGTTAACAAATGCAACAGTGCGCCCGTTCAAGTTTGTGATGCCGTCAATGCCTGTGGGATTGGCTGTAAAAAACTCAGACAGGAAAACATTGTTGATTTGTTCAAATGTCAGGCCGGTAACAAGATCAACTGATCCAATGCTTGTTAACGAATAGTAAAAATCTTGAGCAGTTGACAACGGAACATTAAATGTTACTGCGCCAAGATCTTCACCGTTGTTGATAACACCAAGCACATCTCTACTGCTGATATTTTGAGACCACGGTAATGTACCATCCACACCGGGTTCTTCCTGTATCCAGAATCCAGGTCCAGTGCCCGGAGTACCATCAACCACAGTAATTGTGCCCTGCATGTTGAATTGTGTTTCGCTGACATAGTACAATGTGTCAGGAGCATCCAAGGGAACTGTAAATGTAATATTTCCTGTTTGTGAACCGTTGCGCAAAACCCCAGATGAATAAGCATTGCCGACACCTTGGGTTGCAACAGTTTTAATCCACATTGGAGATACCACGTCAAGATTCAAACTAAACACATAGGTGTTGCCACGGACAAAAGTTAGTGCGGGATTTGGTTGATAATCAACAATGTAGGCCGAAGTTGTGGCGGCTGTGACTCGATAATTTACAGTTTCTGTGGCATTTTGAGAAACATTAAATGTGTAATTGCCGCCACGTAACAAAGTGATGTTGGGATTGTTATCAGCATATCCACTGAAGTTATAGACTCCATTTTGTCGTGTTACTGTGTAAGAGTTAGTTAACGGAATGCCTGTGGCGCTGATGTTGACGGACAATGGACCGCCGGGCAGCCAATAGTATTGACTAAAATTTACATATTTGTCAAAATCAACTAGAGGATCCCAGGCATAATATTCACTGGTGTAGAGTCTATCGCTATTTTCAGTAAATGCTCCTTGGGTAGATAATACATCACTAATACCTGGGTATGTGATTGCATCTTTAATTGCGTCTGAGTCTGTCTTTTTTATTATGACACCAGGCTCTAACTGGTAATCATTGCGGCTAGCAGTGGGCTCAATTACATAACGATCGTCGGCATTGACACCGGGTCCAATTTTACGACCAACATACCCTTGTGTTTTTTTAAATTTTGGCTCTTGGACCAGTTGATCCAGTGTGGCTGCCAAAAATTGTTTATTGGTAGGTGTTTGAAATATTTCTGGTAAGAAATCTACAGTTCTCACTTTTGCCATTAAATTACTCCACTGCCTGGGGCGGTTCTAAGGTTTGTGCTTGTTAATGCTTCGATTACTAAAATATCTGACACTGTTGCGGCATTAACAAAAATTTCATTGGGGGCCGATCTGATTTCGTACAAATCTCCAAAACTCTTTTGCGGATTCAGTGGCACTAATACCACTGAGCTTACTATGTCACCCATTTGTGCATGTAGATATGCACTTAATTCTGAGAAATAAAATATATTTCCAAAATCCCAATTTTCAATTGCAAAATACGCATCTAAGTTAGCAACCACTGTGCTCTTGATTTCACTCACAGATGCAGTTGAGCCTGACGCTCTGATAACTTTAATAGTTGCTCGCAATTGCTCAGCGGCCTTGGCTCCAAACAACGGTTTGAATACAACAGGGTTTACAATTAAGTTGTCAGAAATCATTTTGTAGTTTTGTAATCCTGCATACTGAGTAGTTAGCTGATCAATTGAAGGTGGAGTTGGCTCCGGTATTGTATTGGTTGAGTCTACAATGTAATTTCTATAAGCTGTGTAGTAATCTTGTGTGACAACATACAAATCAATAATATTGGATGATCCAGGATCAATTCTATTTGTCAGAGAGCTATTGTGTCTGTATTGATAATACAAGTCTTGTCGACCAATTCGAGTTATATAATCAGTAACTATTGATAACTGTGTTGTTCCTGTTGTGGTTTCTGTTAATTGATAAAATACAGGTGGTGTAGAATATTCGTTCGTTGAGGAGTTAAAAATTCCATAAGCGTAAAATACTTGCCCGGGAATGTACTGTGCTTTTACCAATTCAATATCATCTAGTGTTGCATAATCATCATTGACAATGCCCGAAGCCACCAGTACATACCGTTCTAGATTATCAAAATCAACTATCTGCTGGAAGAAAACACGCTTGGCTGTGGGATTTACATTGGGTGCAACAATAGTATTAAAGAAATCAGGATCATCAGGCACACCATCTGCATCTCTATCTTGCCAAGACACCAGCACCTGGTAATCATCAACATAACCGTCGGGTTGTACTGGTTGATCAATGATGCGCAATGTTACATCACTTTCAAGAGGTAAGTTAGAATCTGGTCGACTATTTGTTTTTAGCACACGAACAAAATCTCTAATTGTTGTTCCTGTTCTGCTGTCATAAATTTGTTCGTCACCGTAGAAGAAAAATCTTGTTTCAAGTACACTGCCAAAATAGTAGTTTAGTGCTCGTGATGTTATTGTGTATGTTTCGCCGTCGGTGACAAATTGCACAAACCAACTGGCATCTAAATTGGCGCCAGATGTGTCACCTGTATAAGATTGACTCCAGTCTGCGTCAACTGCAAGATTAGTTGCAGTAATAATATACCACTCACTTGTTAAGTTATCATAACCTAATCCAAAATTACGATACAATTCAATTTGAGCTATAGCACTATTTCGTACTGTGGTTCCAATATCTGTTTTAAACAACGGAATAACTTCAACACATATTGCATTTGTTGGCACATAGTTATTGAGCACCACTGGACCTAGTCCATTGTCAAAATTACCCAGTCCTTGATTTGTGCCGTCAACATATATTGCAGTTGCGGATGCCCAAATTGTTAATTTTTCATCTGCACGAGTCGGCGTGCCTTGTACTAATTTATTATTGGCATCAAAATAATATCCAGCTGGAGGAGCAAATTTAACCAGGCTACCAACCTGTACATATTGTAAGTTATTGCTTGCACTTGGGCCAATGGATTGAGGAGTCCCTGCTGAATTTTTAAAATATCCTGTTGTTTCGTTGGCCAGCGATGTACTTAGATTCCAACTCACAGCCAATGGTGTCAATGATGGACGCGGATAGTTTGCATAATAAAATTGTGTGGCAGGTGCTTTGGCCACAGTGGGTTGCACTGTGTTGGTTATGATGTAGCTGATGTCGTTTGTGGTCAACCAATTGAATAAAACAGTTGGCAATACATTGTTTTCGTATATTGCACCATCACTACCAAACGTGTTGGTGGAACTGTATTTGCCGGTGTTGTCAACTAGATCAAGATACCGACTTGTTCCAATGCTAGCACGATTTAATGCTTTGCTTTTGATAATAGAGTTATATGCTGTAAACGGAAAGTTATTGTAATCTTCGCCGTTGACCATGCGGTTTTGTGTGTAGTATCTAGCAGGAGCACGTTGTTTGATTTCATCAATGCTTTCACGTGCCAGTGCATTGCTCACAGGTTCAGTGATTCCACATGTGAACGTAAGAGTTTCAGTTTGGCCGGAGCGACTGATGTAACTCACGTTCAATATAACATTTTGCATTTCTTCTGGATTGATAATATATTGCAATCCATTTGAAGCTCTGACATATGAGCGGAAATATCCCACTGGTATTTCTGAGAATACGCCATCGCCAAAATTTAATGTGATTTGATCGTTTACTCTGGATGTGACAGAATATATTGGGCGCAGTGATGCCTGCTGTTCTGCTGCCGCGGTATACACGCTTTCAACAAACTGCCATTCACGTGTGATTGTGCCAACATTATCAAGTTGATACAACCAACGGTCTGTGTTGTTTACACCTTCAATGTTGATGTTAACTGCTCTGTTGGCAATGCGTTCTGGTAGGTTAAAATCTTGACTTTGCAATACACCTTGTTTAAACAAGAAAAAGAATCCTGTGTTGTCGCTGGCAAAGCCCAATTGGTCATTGCGGAATAACATGCCAAATTTGCCATTGGGTTCTGGACTGGGCTCATACACATATTCTGATCCTGCTTCTAGTCCTGCGGCCGTGGCGCTTACTGCCTCAAACGGCATGTTGATTCCGTCAACCACTGCACTATAAGGTAACACAGGCAAATATCCAGATACCAAATTAACAGTATATTCATCGGTGCGAATGCCATGTATGGTTGTTCTGTTGCCCGGGCGGCCGATGCGTTGTGTGTTTACCAAGGCTGCATTTAAAATGGCATTGAATTGTTCTTGCCAGTCAAAATTAGTTGGGTCAGCCCAATTAACAGTGATGTTGGCTAAATTGATGCCGTTGTAGTCAATGACGTTTTCTGTAGTTTGCACAGAAAACACTTTGAGATAGCCAGATGCTTCTGTATTTCTCTTGGGAGTATAGCTGACCAGGTTGGCAAGTTTAACCACGCTGTCTCTGCGTTCGGCTGTGTCTAGATAGTTTTCACGAGTATTAAGGTCTGTACGAAAGGACAATGATTGGCCCATGAATGCCATTACATCAAGAATAGCAATGAATTCTGATGATTCAATGTAATCATTGAATGTTTCTGGATAATACAACCGTACGTAGTCAACAAAACTCTTGCGCAGAGTTTCAAAGTCGTAACTCTGGAAGTCAGCTTCACGATAGGTTTGATAGATCCTTTTCCAATCCTCAACACCAAATACCGTTGTTTGTCTAGTAGTCTTTGCCATAATAATCCATGTTGTAGATTATTTATGGTAGAAATAAACCACCCAGTTTATGTTTATACGTAGCTTGTTAGCTGAGTTTGCTGATCAAAAAACAAACTTAAAAATTCAGTAGTTTGTCCGGGAACCATTGTTATGGCCAATTGAATTAGTATTCCATTGTCCTGTGGGAACATTTCAGCTGATTGAATGTAAATTCTAGGATCCTGGCCTGCCACACGCTGTATTTCTGCTAGTATTGCCCGCTCAGTGTCTTGTGTTTGATTTTCAAAAATATAACTCCAAATCACTGTGCCGTAGCCAGGACGTCCCACAAGCTGTCCTTGTTGTATGTTAAATGCATTCAATAAATCACGCTTGACCAGTTCCATATCCACCAGTGTGAATTTTTTTGGCTGGTTAATTGTGTTAAAACCTACAAATGTTGTCATAGTTATATTTACTCAATTTATGTTAACCGCGTAGGCGGTTTGAAATTGCATTGGCGGCTTGTGCAAGATTGGTAGGATTAGTAACTCCTGATCCTAGGCTAGCAAGCAACCCAATACTGGGCAATCCACTTGAATTTAATCCGGTTGTGAGTATGCTTTTTGCTTTGTTAGCAGCCGTGGCCAACATTGAATTATCAACTGCCTGCGGACTAAATGCAGGTAATGGTATTTTATCTGACCCAACTAGTTTACCAAAGGCTGCATTAAGAGTTGATCTATCAACTGTTCCTTTAAAACTAGGTGCAGGTACAACTCCTGTGGCTATTGCAGGAAGTTTGGCATCACTGAAATTAACAGCAAATTGTCCTTGTTTTGCCAATGAATTCATTTGTGCTTTTAAAGAATTTGGGATAGCAGACGCAATTCCTGTGGTACCAGACAATGCACTTGTGGCACTAGATAGTGCTCCTGTTATTGTGCCGGTAAGTGGTGATCCTTTGGCCCAGGCTGTTGCTGTGCTTACGCCAAATTTACTAGCATTAGCAAGTAATCCACCAAGTTCGGCGCTGCCTTTATTGACCAGGCCAGTTGCGCCTGACAATGCACCTGGTATACTGGGCAATGAGCCGGTTATGCTAGACAATGCGCCGGTGGCACCGGCTACTGCACCTGCGACACCCGACAAAGCACCAGGGATACTAGGCAATGAACCAGTTATGCTAGACAATGCACCGGGTATACTAGGCAATGCACCAGTGATGCCCGACAATGAGTTTAAGTTCATACCTCCAAGACCTTGTGGCACTGTGGTCAATCCAGCCGACGGAGATATTAAATTTTTTCCTGCATTTGCGGCCGCATTGTATAATTGTCCTACTGGATTTTTTTCTTTTGCACTTGGTATTACTATGTCTCCAGTTTTGATCATGGTGTCAAAACTTGACTTCATCAGTCCAAATTGAATTTTATCTTGTAGTGACGAGTTAGATAAAAGATCTGCTGCTTTAGAAATACCGCCTTTGCCTGTCCACACACTGGGGCTTTTTAATACATCAACAAAATTACTTGGATTAGGTATCATAATGGTTCTCCTAGAAATCTACAGGCTGTTCCAGGTTTTAAATAACCAGCTTCTTCTAGTTGTGCGGCATTGAATCCGTATTTTCCCAGACCAAGTTCGTTGGTAATTACGTCAGCTGGTTGACATACAGCGGCTGCAATTGATGCCATAACAGCTTGTACCTGTGTTGCAGATAGCAAACCAATTGACTCTGTCACTACAGATTGATCAATGTACTCAGCGGCAGTGAT